TTTCTTGATCTCTTTCGTGAGTAGTTTCATGACGATCTCCTTTTTAGTTGACGTACGCGACAACTTCGTAGCTACCAGATTCCATGCGATAAATGTTGAGTGTGAGAAACAAGCCATCGCCGACTGGCGCGTTAATGCGGTCCAGTCCTGTCATGCTAGGAAGTACTTCGAAGCCATGGAGGGTTAGGGCGTTCGCGATTGCCTCGAATGCGCCCGACTTCGTGTTCCAGTATATTTGGCTAATCGTGTGGAGTGCTTCATTGACTGCCCGGCGACGTGCTGGCAATTCGCGCTTACGCAAGCGGACGACTGCGCGGTCTGCCTCGGCGAGCGTAGCGAACGTGGGCTGCTCATAACCGTGGACCTGACGCGGACGCCATTGGGTGCCGTCCTCGGACTCGATTATGCGGTACGTCTGGCCCATCGTGAGAATGCTGTATTGTTTCGTCATGATTGCCTCCACTTGCATCCTCTCACACTCCAGAACTCGGTGCAATGGTACTTCGGTACTGATTTCGTACTAGTCGAACCAAGAGCGAATGTCGTTCCACGTCAAGTCGAGCACGAACATAAACAGCATCGAGATTACGAGTGCAGTGAACCAATCCATTATATCCTCCATGAGCTTGACGATTCGGATGTGGAAGATGTCCATGAGCCAATGATACGCCTCTCTGCCGGGCATGCAATAGTACTTTGGTACTGAATTTACTTCGCGCGCCCAATGCTGCGCTTGTTCTTGGTGTCGAAGGGGTAGTGCATGCAGGTCGAGGACATAGTGTCAAGCACATTCGGTTTGGTGACAGCAAAATAGTGGTGACAGCATTAGTATGAACAAAACACAGCACTTAGCTCTGGTGTCACCAAAAAATGGGCTTCGAAGGGGCAACAAACGGAGAAGAGTTAAGCTTACATAAGGTAAATACATATTAGCTAAGTCCTTATTTATCAACAATATGACTGATATTCGTGTGAGATAAGGATTAAGGCACACTTCATTTGACCCGCATACGGCATAAATGGTGACAGCAAATCGTGGTGTCACCAACGTTTGGTGACGGTATTTTTTACACACTTTGTGTTTGGTGACAGCAAATCACGCCAACCTTAGACAACATATCGCGCTGGGTTAGACAACATAGCAAACTGTATAGCAAGCCTTGCGTCTCGACGTGCCGTAGGCCGGGCGCAGCCGTTCGTCGTAACGCATTCGCTATTCGCAACCAGCGAATGAACCAGCGAGTCGGACGGCACGAGCCTGACAGTTGCGTAGAATAACCCTTCTAATCGACGCACAATCTGCGGAAAAGTCAACTTATATGTTGACAACTCACTGATAATAGTCAACTTATATGTTGACAAACTGGCTGCGTCACGCGCGCTCGTTAGCGTGTTGTGCTGTTCGGCTATTAGCTTCTGATGTCGAACAACCAAACCAACGCTCGCAGCATCTGATCTGGAATGATATATTTCATCCAAGGCACGCAGACAGGCAACATCAAAATCGGCCACACATTAGGCTGGCGTGTAGACGAACGCCTGAAAGCCCTTCAAGCCTGCTCTCCTGATAAACTGATTGTTCTCAAGACTATAGAAGGAAAACCAGCAGACGAGACGCTGATACATAGAAAATTCGCTGCCTCTTGGTCGCATGCGGAGTGGTTCAAACCAACTCCTGATCTGCTCAAGTTTATTGAAGACCTGCCTGTGAGCGAATCAAACGGTCTAAGTATATCAATCTCAAGACCTTGGTCTCGCACAAAGCGAATCAAACTCATCGACGTGACAGCGTCCTGATCGAACCTTCCGAATCCTTCATATGTTTCAGCATCAAGAGAAACAACTGAATGTGTTGATAACACAAGACTTACTGAACACATAATAAAAAGCAAGGGCAATCAAACCTCTTATGCCCAGTAGAGCAGACATCGACGCGTGACGCGGTCTGAGACCGCAACCCAATTGACAACGCGCGTAAGTCGCTCTAAAGCACTGATAACAGAGCGTTTGCAAGCCTGTGTGCCACACGAGCCTTGAGAGCGCATCGATCAGGCAATCTTATGGCCAAACTTTTTGACAGTCATTTCGAACATTTCGAACATTTCGGCGATACAGAAAGCCATATTCGATATGATTTTACGTATTTCGCTGTAACTCGATGATTCAGCACAACATGTTTGCACCACAGACGACCGTCAATGGTGCAAGCGGAGGGTGACCCTCCTGCAATAATTGCAATGATCGAGTGAGAATCGCTTTCGCCGAACAAATAGCGAAGACCAGTTTACTGATTCGAAAGGACTTAACTCAGTGGCCCTTCAATTGCTCCCCCAGCAATTTGATGGCCGAACTAGGGTCCCCTTTCCAAAATCCGGCGACGCCGGGTGGCGGTCGCCCCCAAGGGGGTCTAAGCCAAGCCGACGTGCTCGTGGCTCACGGCAAACGCCCGTAAGTACGTGACGTGACAGGAGTTAGGTATGTCCGAGATTGCACTACCAGACGCAAGTTCAGCCGACTCGCTAACCAACAGCACGGATAACCCATCGCCGAAGTCCGCACCAACGCCAGCCGCGAAGTCAGCCACGGGGAAGAACACGCCATGAGCCGCAAGAACATTTTGAAGACCGAACACTTCGAGGGAAAGTCCCACGTGACCTTCCAGAATGAAGACGGTACTCGCAAGTACGAATACGTCGGTTCCAGCCACCGCGCCTTAAAACGCGGGAAGACGGACCCCGGCCAGTTGCTCGGCAAACTGATCGAGCACAAGAAGGATTGATGAAGTCCAACGATTGTGAAGCAACCCTCCGCAAAGGCAACATGCCGAAAGAGTCTGCGGTCACCACGGTGAACCCGGACGCGAACAAAGGCAAGTGTGCCGAACTCGCGCAAGCGAACTCAGACGGTAACCCAAAGAAGCGCACTTGCAACTCTTGGGGCATCAAGACCAAAGATTGCGGGAAGTAAGCCATGGGTAATATCAACCCACGGTCCAACATGGAATTCGGAGTTCGCGGCGTAGCAGGCGCGAGCGGAGTCCCGACCGTTTCCGAACGTCAAACATTTTCGCCTCCACCAGAGGCACCCCCTGCTCCAGTGATTTCTAACACCCCAGCCCCCGCGCCAGTCGTACCCGCCCCAGTGGCCCCGACTGTTATGGTGGTCGCACCCGTGGCACCACAGACGCACACACCCAAGCACACCGTGACCAACCAAAACTTGGTTCACTCATTGGGTGGAAGCGCCGCTGGCCGCACCGCGACCTTTAAGCGCCGCATGGGCGGACGCAACGTAGCTACCGTAACCGTGCAAGTCAGCCCGGGCGGTGGAGCACAGCGTTTAAGCACCGTAGCGATCTGGCACGACGCGAACGGAGTGGAGCACATCCACCACAACGGGCAGATGCGCAAGGTCACAGATTTGAACTTGAACATCGTGCGCCGCGAGACGGTGACGAGAGGGTAATATGATTTTGATGATCGCTTTGGGCGCTATCGTTATCGCTGGCGCAGTTTACGCATACAAGCATTACGCAACCCCGGCACAAGTGACTGTTGTCAAGGCCGAGGTAGCGAAGGTTGAAGCTGTGGTTGCAACGGACGTTGACGCGGTGAAAGCCGTAGTCAAGGCCGAGGAGACCAAACTTTAATTTGAGGCATTGGGCGGTGTAGGGTCCGATCCCCTTACCGCCCATCAGTTTTCTCTTGACAGCCGTCCGCCCTTCTGATATTCTGTTTTCAGTGGAGTCGATGGTGTAGTGGTAGCACGCTGGACTGTGAATCCGGCAGCACGGGTTCGACCCCCGTTCTTCTCCCCAAGATTTTTAAAGAAAGTGCTTGACAAAGTTTCAAAGGTTCGGTAACATGGTTTCAAGGTTGAGCCGCTTGACCGTTCCGGCTACTAAGACCCAAAGGTCGTTAATCATGGGCACCTAAAAGTTTCAGTCGAGGAGTAGGGAAGTCTGGCCGTTCCCGCTTCTTTCGGAAAGAAGAGAACGCTGGTTCGAATCCAGCTTCCTCGACCAAGTTTCTATGAAGGGGTGCAGAGATGCACTGCCTTCACCAACGGGGAATAGGAGAGTCTGGCTTATTCCGCTCGGTTTGGAACCGAGAGCACACTGGTTCGAATCCAGTTTCCCCGACCAAGTTTCTGTGCCAACATTCTCGATAAGTCCTCATTGAGGCCCGAGTAAAGACGGCACAGAGAAAGTTTGGTAAAGCATCAGTGGACGAAGCGACGGCCCCGTGCCGTGTAGCACCTCGGAGAACGCTGACCAATAAGTTTCGGCCCCGTTTCTAATAACGGGCGACAATCGGCTCGCTTGACTTTTCGAGCACAGCGCGCTTCGCTAAGGCGGGGCCACGCATGTCGATTGATGGACCCAGCCAAGTCCTTAAATGGCCGACAGTGGGAAGTCGTAAACATGCCCCATGAAGCTGGCCCTTCTAAAAACGCCGGACGCGCAGTGTCCTTAAACATGCAGAGGTAGAAATCCTCTATAATAAAACTGGTTGTCAGACCCCAGACGTTAAAATGGGGAAAAAGAGGGTAGCTCCCTCGCGGGGATGGTATCCCCAGTCACACAGGACCCGGAATCCTGATTGCCTCGCGCGCTGGTTTGGGGCAGGTGACTATCAGACCGTTAGGGCGTCGGTCTCTAAATATGACGCCCGGATTTAAGTCCTCGCTTGAGCATTGCTCGCTTGGCAGATGAAGCGCCCCCACGGACGTGGGTCTCGTGCCCCGAAAGGGACCACGATGATACCGTGCCGTGTAAACCAGAGGCGTGTGAATAGAAATATCTGGATTAAATTTTCTGTGCCCTGTTGGTGGAACGGCAGACACAACGCGCTTAGAACGCGTCGGTTAACAGCCATGGGAGTTCAAATCTCTCACGGGGTACCAATTTGATGCATCAAGGATAGGGGTGCCCTAACAAGTAAGCAAGTGCATTTTACTGTGTGCCAATTGCCACAGAGAAGAAGAACAAAGAATTTCTGAGTCGTCGATTCTCGAACGGACGGGTACCGCACTTCTAAGGCGGGTTTAGAGAGTTCGAATCTCTCCGATGACTCCAATTTTTGTGGGCTGTTCATATACCGGAAAATTATGCAGCGCTACGAACGCTGACAAAGAGGTTCAATTCCTCTACGGCCTACCAATTTTGGCTGAGGTATGCTTCGCCGGAAACGGAGTGAAGACCCAACCAGCCGCATCGAGAGATGTCGGCAAAGATTAATCGCCTGCTGGTGGAATTGGCAGACGCGCGGGATTCAAAACCCCGTGCCCGGAAGGGCGTCCCGGTTCGAGTCCGGGGTGGGCGACCAAGTTTCGGATTCTGAAATTCCCAAGAACGGGTTCGTCCTCTCGCGGGTCAGTAGAGAATCTTCCAGCGTAGGATGGCTGGCGATCAAGATTGCGCGTGTGGCGGAAGTGGCATACGCAGGGGACTTAAAACCCCCATCCCTACGGGGAGTGTGGGTTCGAATCCCACCTAGCGCACCAGTTACGCACTGTTAGGCAAGTGGTAAGCTACCTGTCTGCAAAACAGTCATCGTTGGTTCGATTCCAACACAGTGCTCCAGTTTGCTCGATACCATATCTCGCGGACCTTCGGGTCGGATCGCGCCACAGGTTAGAGCAATTAGTTTGGTTGTTCGGACATTCGCTGGCCGCAAGGCTGGAGGAAGTTCCGGCCATCATTAGACAAGGTGCCGTGGAAGTTGCGGGACTCGCAAGAGTACGGGTAAGGCCGACCATGTAAGCGAACGGCGACATTTCATAATGTCATCGAACGCCGACATCATTCAAAGTCGGGCACTCCACACCAGATGCAACCCCAAGTAGGACTTGAGTGGTGTCTACCACGATGAGAGTCGGGTGGGGGCTTAGACGAATGAATGTCGCCACGAAAGTGGAACAGAAGCCGGGCTACAGCGCAACCAATACATTATGCCTATAGCAAACATAGAAGACCGTCGCCAATGGGACAGAGACCACCGAGAGAAAACGGTTCGCAAAGCACGTGAAATTAAGTTGGCTGTCGGGTGTTCCATTTGTGGATACAAGGCGCACCACGCCGCCCTTGAGTTTCACCACAGAGACCCAGCAACTAAGAAGTTCAGAGTCGCAGACGGTAGAAACTATTCTCTGAAAGCCGTGTTATTAGAAATTGAAAAGTGTGATGTGGTCTGCTCTAACTGCCACAGGGTTCTTGAATATGAGTTTGGAAAAAGCAATAGAGAGCGGAAAAGAATGGCGTGAGCCATATCGCGGAGCGGCAAGGTTTGTTCGCTCTTGTAGAAACCACGGGCGTTGTACTCGTTGCATTGGAGACAGAACACACCAACGCGAGCGCGACAAGCCAGCAGATTTGAAAGAGCAGTTAGACACAGCCGACCAGTGGTTCCTGTTTTTCTGGGGCGATGACGACGGCGACTATTAATTTTCAGTGGACCGAAGGTGTTACGGTTGCATTACCGACTCTTACTCGGTTAGGTGTGGGTTCGAATCCCACTCAGTCCACCAATTTCCAGATGGGTTGCAGGTGTTAGCGGCAACATTTCTCCCTTTTAAGGAGCAAGTTCAGCGTTCAAGTCGCTGGCGACCCACCAAGTTTTCTGTAGACTGTTAACTCAGCGGCCAGAGTGCCCTCCTTACAAGTGGGAAGTCCAGAGTTCGAATCTCTGACGGTCTACCAAGTTTAGTCGGTTGCGACGGCTCGCGGCAGCGGTTTATAACCGCTTGGGCTAGATCGGCCTTGCAGGAAGGTTCGACACCTTCATCGACTACCAATTTTATGTGCCCAGTTCGTTTAGTGGCAGGACGCGCCCCTCTCACGGGCGTAACGCGAGTTCGACTCTCGCACCGGGTACCAAGTTTGAACGCAGCGCCGACTGAAAACTCTACAAGCTTTCTCAGTCGATATGCTAAGATCGTCCGTCTTGTAGCGTGCGACCAAAGCGTTCAATTAATTTCTGTGGCGTTATCTGCTATGGGTTAGGCAGCCAGCCTTTCAAGCTGGCGGATAGGGTTCGAGTCCCTATAGCGCTACCAAGTTTACCAGTCGTCTCACACGCTGTGGTTAGGTGAGCGATTAGAATCCGTGCCGTTCTCAGGCCCAGTGGGTAGGGCGGATTCGAAAAGTTTCAGTGGGCGATTAGCTCAGTCAGGAGAGCGCCGCATTTGCAATGCGGAGGCGGTCGGGGCAGAGCCGACATTGTCCACCACTTTGATGTGTGTCGTTATATCAGAACAAGAGTCTGATATAAAAGGACACATTGCATGACGGAGAGCAACACGATTGTCTCCGTCAGAGTTTCAGTAGTCGCCTAGCACAATTGGCGGTGCAGGTGCTTGATAGGCGCAAGGTTCTAGGTTCGAATCCTAGGGCGACTACCAGTTTTCTGTTGTAGGGTTGAGCCAGTGGCCGACGCCGGGGGTCTCATAAGCCCTCTCTCGAAAGAGACACGTGGGTTCGAATCCCACCCCTGCAACCATTCTTGAGCGTGTGGTCCCGCACGAGTCCCGGTCGAAAAGGGAAGGGCAAATTTTCTGAGCGGGACTGGCGTAAAGGTAGCGTGCCAGTTTTCCAAACTTGAGGTGAGGGTTCAATTCCCTCGTCCCGCTCCAAGTTTTGTCGTAGATGTATAGTAACAGGAGGGCAACATGGATATCGTATCAGCAGTGGCGAATCTCGTCAAAGAACGGGATTATTACAAAGCCTTGCACGAAGAAGCGAAGGGCGTAATCAAACAGATAGTAGAGGGGCCGGGCAACGTAGAGTACATCCACCCGATGGACCTTGCTGAAATCTGGAACGCGCACTCTCTCGTTGATGTAGCGAAGTTGAGCCAAGGCAACAGTAGCGACACGTATGAGTTTATGAAGAGCGGAAAGAAGTACAAGCAGTCGATTTTGGTTCCGCGAAAGTTCAAAGCGAAATTGGTATAGTGGTAGAACGGAACCTTGCCAAGGTTCAGGCGCGGATTCGATTTCCGCATTTCGCTCCAATTTTATAGAGAGGACAAATGACTGATACTCAGGACTTGATTATTTTCTTGATGTCGGCTGGCGTACTCGCGGCAAGCTTGGGCGACTACATCACGACCACCATCGGCCTCGGTAAGGGATTGGTCGAAGCCAACCCCATCAACAAGTTCTTGTTCTCAAAGATCGGTCAAGCAGGAACAGCATTCATCGAGATCGCAGCGGCCATCATGATGCCCGTGATCCTCGGACAGTATCTTGGTTTCGGTTACGGCGCAGCGTACGCGGCAGGCATCATCGGCTTGGAAACGTACATGACGATTCGCAACTACAAGTTGATTCACAAGAAGTAACGAAGCTTCGTTGGTCCAATGGGACGACTCCGGTTTCGTAAACCGGAAATGTTGGTTCGATTCCAACACGTAGCTCCAGTTTTACGAGGTGGTCGCATAGCGGCCTATTGCACCCGGCTGTCTACCGGGTTTTCGTGGGTTCGAATCCCATTCACCTCGCCAATTTTTGAGCATGTCTAGTATAGTGGCAGAACAGTGCCTTGGTAAGGCACAGGTCTTGGTTCGATTCCAAGGATTTGCTCCAGTCTTAAGCGCAAACGGGTGCCTCGCTAGCGAGGGGTTGCGGTAACGTGTTGAATCGCCCGATAACACACGTAAAAATTTTCTGAGCACTGCTAGTTTAACGGCAGAACGGGAAGCTTGTATCTTCCTAGTGTGGGTTCAATTCCTACGCGGTGCTCCAGTGGATGGTTCGCATAGCGGCAATTGCCGTTGGCTGTAAACCAACTGACCCTAGCGGTCTTCGTAGGTTCGAGTCCTACACTATCCACCAATTTTGTTCTGTGTGTCGCTGGGCTGTGGCTCAACTGGTACAGCACCCGGCTGTTAACCGGGCAGCACGAAAGTGCATTATAGGTTCGAATCCTATTGGCCCAGCCACACACAGAAAAGTTTCAACAGGCCGCTAGTGTCAATGCAGCACGTCCGTCTCCAAAACGGTACAGTGGGAGTTCGAGTCTCTCGCAGCCTGCCAATTTTGAAAGGAAAGAATGATGAACGGAAACGTCGGTATCGTGAAGTCGAGTTCTTCAAGTTCTAGCTCCTCTGCGAGCTAAAATTTGGAGGGCTGACGGAATGGTAACGTAGCGCCCCGCTAAGGCGCGGTCAACCCGAAATGGTTGTCAGAGTTCGAGTCTCTGGCCCTCCTCCAAGGAAGGTACCGCCAAATGGTTGGCAACCGGGTTCGAACCCCGGGGCGGCTCTCACGGGCCGGGCGTTCGATTCGTCTATCTTCCTCCAATTTTCTAAGGTGACTGATGCCACAAGACCCAAGCAATCTCTCCGGTCCATACAGAGACCCGGTAGACAACATGGTGCATGGTGCCTTGACGGGCGCGGGTGGGGATTCTTCGAAGTCTGAGGGTCTTACTCCCGAAGCCGAAGCTGGCATCAAGAAAGTCAACGACAAGATCGATGACACAGTCGTGAACGCGATCAAAGGCAAAGCGCCGAAGCCGGACGCTCCGAAGCCGCCGAAGCCGGAACCGTGGATGTCCGAGAAGCCATCGTACAGCATAGCACGCGCGGCTCGCAAAAAAGATTCTTGAACCCATATAAGGGTTCGTAAGGGGCTTAACATCCCTTATAAGGTATCAATCCCCTGTAGGTGTAACGGTTGCACCCGGCGCTGAAAACGCCGTTGACGTGGTTCGACTCCACGACTCGGGACCAATTTCTATCGGGAAAGAGTGCGAAGCGCACAGCGAACTTAGGGTTCGCAGGTGGGGGATAGCGACCCTGATTCCGACCTTTTCTGTTGGGCGATGGTGTAACGGTAACACGTCGGACTTTGAATCCGCTCGATGAACGTTCGAATCGTTCTTGCCCAACCAAGTTTTCTATTGAGATGTCATCCAATGGTAGGATGCGGCTCTCTGAAAGCCGTCATCTTGGTTCGAATCCAAGCGCCTCAACCAAATTCGCAACACATTGTAACGAAACCCCCTGAAAAAGGGGGCGGCAACACAATCCATTGTTCCGCCTTATAACCGGAACTAGGTTTGGGGGAGCCTTGAACTCCCCTGAACCGCTCTTTCAAGGAGAGTCAAATGACCAAGCAAGACTACTATCTTGCCCACAGAGCAGAGATTATCGCACGTTCTACGAAATGGAAGAAAGACAACCCGGAGGCTATCCGCAGAATAAAGAGAAAAGCCAAAGGAGTCAAGAACCCATCAGGCGAGACAAGAACGGGCACATGTCCGTGCTGTGGTCTCGTGGGACGACTAGTTTTAGACCACAACCACATCACTGGTGAAATCAGAGGATGGTTGTGCAATCGATGTAACATTGCTCTCGGTTGGTGGGAAAAGACTCTCGCTGAGGGTTTGAATATTAAGTTTGAGAAGTATCTAAACCCCTAACAATGTTGGGGGTTTCGCATTTACGGAGAACACATGCCTGCAACGAACCAAGCATTGCTCGAATCGATCAACGGTACCTCATGGGCCACTGCGTTCCCCCAAGTCGGCGGACCCGCACAGAATTTGGATATCATGCAGATCGTCTCCCCGAACGGAGAATCGGTTCTCGTGAACGTTGATTATGCTGGCGTCGTACATAACCCAGCCTCTGGCGCAACGGGCAACAACACCCGCGTCGGTCAGTTCCGTTCCAACATCGCATCAGGCACCACAGCAGCACTCTTCGCAGCAACCTTCACCAACCCATCCAACCTAGACATCCTCCAAGTTATCAATCCAGCAGGCGGCAACGTAGCGAAGTACATCGACTACGCTGGCGTGTCTCACTAAGCTGCGATATTTTTATGTGGCAACGCACTTGCCCGTCTTGTAAAAAGTTTCTCCAAAAGCGCAATCCGTGGGACACGCTTCGGTGTGTTTGCGGTTGGCTTTGGCGATAGAATGGTTTCGCCTAGCATCATCTAAAGGTGTTCCATTAAAATCTCGGCGTTTGGGGTGACCCTCCAGCGACCGGGAACATAAGGAAAATACCCATGTCAGTTTTGAATGATTTCTTGGTAAACGGCTCGAACCCGTCCGTCGTAGGCGGAACCGGAACGACCGTTAAGTACTTCCCTCGCTTGTTCGGTGGCTTCGACGTACAGAGCACCGCACCTAGCGCAACTTCGAACGCAGGCCAGCTTGTGGTTCCGGGTAACAACACCTTGAACGCACAGTGGTTTGACGTGCTTGTCGGCGGACGCATCTTGTCCGGTGTGGCTGACTCCTCGGTTACCGCAAAGGTTTCCTTGTATGCTCAGACCGCAGCCGCTGGCGCAACCCCGTCGTACACGGAAATTGCGACCACTGGTTTGTTGACCGCACCTTTGGAGAACACTTCGTACGCATTCGGCTTGAAGGTTTCACTCTTCGGCGAAAGCGCATCGGGCGTCGTACGCGGCTTCCAGAGCGGTATCTTGGGCGCGAACAACATCTCGGCAGGCAACTTGACCAACAACCTATCGGCAATCAACTTTGCCAACGCCGCTCCATTCGGCTTGGTTGTCGGCGTGACTTACTCGAACTCGGACGCAGGTAACGCAGGTTACTTGAACCAGTTCCAGATCGTCGCAGCGTAACTCCTAGGGGGAGCCTCACGGTTCCCCCACTCTTCTGTGTGACGGTCTGCCCAAGATACAGCGGCGACCTCCACGAAACAACGGGCGAAATCCCCGGCACGTCGAGTCATAGCCCCGACACACTTTTTAACTAAAGAAAGGCGTCCCATGGATGGCGACACAGAGATAGTGTTGAAAGCAATTTCCGACCTCGCGGGAAAGGTTGAGACGTACCACGGAGACTTTAGAGAGTTCCGAGGTTCTTATCAAGAAAAGGTCGAGACGATTGAAGAACAGATTAAGAGCGACAAATTCTGGCAACGCGTCCAGATGGTCTGCGTAGTCCCCATCGTCGGAGTCGGCCACCAGATTCTCGCCCACTTCGGATGGATTAAGTAAACGAGGCTTTATGAAAAAGCACCACAAGTTCCACAAGATGTCCATTGACATGCACAAGGACGGTTCGAGCACCAGCCACCTTCACCACGAAGATGGCGCAGATCACGACGTTCACGCAGGTCACGGCGACCACGATGCTTTGATGGACCACATCATGGACCACACCTCGGCACCGAACCCGGGCGAAGCAGCAGCGGCAGCTGGACCAGCAGCAGGCGAAGCAGCAGTCGGCTCACCAATGCCGGGCGCAGCAGCACCCGCAGCGGGAGTCTAACATGGCCGAATCATCGATCTATCGCGCGATGCACCACCTCCGCAAGGGCGGATTGCACATGGCGACGGGCACACCTATGGACGAAAACATTCCGGCAGACAAGATGGACGCCGCGAAGAAATCGACCAACATGCACGTAAAGCGCATGGCCGATCTAGCCACGAGAATGAAAAAGTTCAAGAAGGCGTAATGGGATTCATGACGGGGCTGATTAACGACGCAGAGAAGCAAGTGAATCCTGCACACGTGATCGCCTTGCTCTTAACGACCGCCGTGATCGTGTGGGGCTTCATCGAAGTTCTTCACACTCATGCCGTGCCGTCAAACCTTAGCGGTTGTGCGGAACTACTTGGCGGCGCAGGTGCCGTTAACGTAGCCCACAAGGCCGAAGACATCATCGCAAAGTTCAAGAAAGCAGACGTACCAGAAGGGAAGTAACCCGGAGCAGGGGGTCCCGCAAGGGAACCGGGAAGAACGGTGGTGCTCTGCCAAGGGCCGTTCATGAGACAGCCCAGTGAAATCACTGATTCGTTCTGTGGTACTTGCAGCCACATTGTTGGTTGCCCCATTCATCGCTAAGGCTCAAGTCGGGCCTCAGCCTGAAGACTTCCAACAAACACTATCTCATGCGACTTTGTCCGTCTATCAAGGCCAACAAGTCTGCAAGTACACCCCTTACGAATCGTTCTTCGGGACGGTCAACATTTGGGGCTGCAAGTTTGAGCGCGTGTTTACATGCACCGCTACTGTCATCGCTCAAGAGAGTGACGACACTTACATCGGCTTGTCAGCCGGGCACTGCATCGATTGGGCGAAAGAGAATGACTACTTCGTCGGGTCTAGCGTTGCGGCGGACGGTGTCTTGCACAACATCCATATTGTTAAGTCAGAGAACGACGCGCGTTACGACTTCGTACTCTTCGAGTTCCACAGTCTTCGTTCATTACCGACGATTCAGGTCGCCAAGGAAGGCGGCACACCCGCACTTGGCACCAAGGTAATCAACATTAACTTTGCCATGGGCATCGGCAAGCAGTTCACACACGGCGAAGTTTACAGTGAGACATTGGAAGAAGAACGCCTAGGCATGAAAGAGCGTTTCTTGATTACCAACGGCACAGGCCCGGGCGCATCAGGCTCGGCCATCGTTGACGAGCAGACACACGAGATCATCGGCCTTTGCGAATTCGGAATGAATCGAGGCCAACTCGGCACGGGCGTTATCCCGACCGGGAAGCGCTTCGTAGATTTCATGGACGACGAGTCCGCAGGCTTGAAGCCAAAGCCAGAGCCCGTCGCACCGCCAGTCAAGGCAACAGCGGAGAGTTTTCTGTCCAAGTTTTTGGAAGTCATCCGCAGAGTGATTAACCTCAGCATAGGAATTTAAAATGGCAAACGACACAGCAGGACCGGACGGAGCAGCCAAGGCGATCGCAAGTGCCAAGGACGCCCTTAAAAAGGCCGGGCCGCCGAACCCGACATTCGCACCCAAGCCTGAAGCAAAACCCGAGGCATCCGCCCCGGCAGCCGCTAAGGCACCAAGCAGTGATTACCAAGTTGCCCGTGAGTTGAGAGACAAACAGGACAACGTGGACCAGTACAAGGCCACCGCACCAACGAATTAATGTAGCGCCCACAATATAGGGCAAGGTAGATAGTCATGTCAGACGAACCAAAGGTAGTAACAGGGCCACTCACCGGAGCACAGCGCAAAGCAAATGAGCGCGCGCGTAAAGCCGGGAAGCCCGAACCGTTCGTCAAAGTTTCTCAAGAGGAACTCGACAAGGTCAAAGACCAATATGACATCGACCTAGCCTTCGCCTCGGAGCAAGACGCTACGGGCGAGTTTTACAAGAGTGAAGTCCGTCTCCTAACTGACCTCCTTGCGATCTATTACGGCACTGACATAAACGCAAAGGAAGACGATGAAGAGACAGACAAGAAAAAGAAATCCAAGAAGACAACCAATCAGCCCAACCCAAGCAAAGACGTTCTCACTATCAAAGCCGTTTGGGGACCCAACGGAGAGCCGATTGAGCCTAAGTGCTGGCCCAACTGTGACCACACCATTTGCGGAAAGCATCTTAGATCGACTTTCGAGGTCAACTGGGTTGTAAGCTTCAAGCACTGGTTGGACCTCCGCGACAAGTCGCGCAAGAATTTGATGTGGTTCTGCCGCCTCTTAGGCAAGGGACCGTTCCACTCTGTCCACCAGTATATCTGCGACCAGTTCGTGCAGAAGAATTTCGACGGATTGTTGAAGCCGGGCTATGACTTGGACGACTTTCACGAGTCGATCAAGGCTCAGAAGCTTTATGCCAACGTAGGCACGGGCGTAACGCAAGACGGCATTGTAGAGACCCGTGAACTCCTTCTCTTGGAGCAGCGCGGCGGCTACAAGTCCACGCTCGACGGTTGCGACTGCGTGCAGTGGATTATCAACTGCCCTGATATTCGTATCATGATGATGACGGCGTACAAGCCGTTGGCAAAGAAGCGCGCCAAAGAAATCAAGGCTTACTTTTTCCTAGCGGAAAAGGGGAAACCAAAACCGTTCCATATTCTATTCCCCGAGTTTATTACTCGCGGCGTGGCCGGGAGTTCGGACGGACCCCTTGAAAGTCCCGCGCGCATCCTCGTGGATACGCCGGAACCGACTATGTGGTTCACGTCGGCAGAGTCCTCGTCTACTGGTCAGCACTGCGACCTACTAAAGGGCGACGACATCGTTGACTTGAAGAACTCAGCAGACGACGAGATGCGCGAAGCATTGAAGTACGTCTTCGACTCGGCGCGAACCGACTTGCTTGACCCGTGGGGGATTGTTTACCAAACGGGAACCAGATATTTCACCGACGATATGTACGGTGCGCGATTCAAGCCGAACCCGGACTCGAAGCGCGTTGACCCGTTCCGTTATTCGTGCCGTGGCGCATGGACACTATCGCCGGACGACCAGATCGCTTACATGGCTGGCACCTTAACCGTTGCCGACATCATCGAACAACAACGCGCGACCCTAACATTCCCGTACAACCGTGGATGGGCAAAGCTTCGCAGCATGTTCGACTCCAAGGGCGAGCGCAATTTTAAGAACCAGCAAATGAACGAAGCGACCGACGCGGCGGACTTGTCCGACTACGTCAATCACTTCACTCACGACTTACTTGTGTCGAAGCTGTACTCTAAGGACTCCGCACCTCAGTTCGGAGACACGTGGGTACTGTGGGACCTAGCATACTCCAAGTCTTCAACCTCGGACTTCTCTGTCGGCGTAGCTGTCAAGCTATGCAAGGACAAGAGAGGGCTGTGGGAAGTAGTCGTGTTGGACGCAGTGTACGGCAAGTGGAAGGACACTGAACTTGCAACCAACATGGCATTGTTTGCCAAGAAGTTTCCTGAGTCTCGCGGCACACTGACCGAAAAGATCAACGGCCTATCTTGGTTGTTGCTTGAAGTTCAGAAGATGGCGATGTTCTATGGTGTGGCCGACATGAAGTTCGGCTCATTCGAAGTAGACAATGCTCGCAACGCCAAGCGCACCCGCATCAAGAACCTTGGTATTTTGTTGGAAGATAACCGACTTCACTTCGTGTCTAGCTCTCAGTGGAATGACGAATGTTTCAAGCAGTTCGAGATGTTCACTGGCGACCCTAGCACTTCCAAGCGAAAGGACGACTTCCCCGACGCGATCTCTTTCGTGTTCCAGATTCTTCCCCACGATGTTGTGAAGGGCGGAAACTTTGACCCGGCCAAGAGCCGCAAGGAACGCGAAGAACGTGCCAAGAAAGAGTCTTTGCAAATAATGTATGATCGCACGCACGGTCAGTTTTACGGCGGCACGATCAAAAACCCGGGGACAACACCGCAAGGCTTGACGGCTAGAACTTACGACCAGCGTAACCAGCCGCCTCCAGCACCGGACCCAGAACCGCCGCGCCCAACAGACCCAAGGGCGGCGCAAATGCAGCAGTTAATGAAGATTTTGCCACCCGGATTTCGGAGACAGAGATAAGTGAAGCAGCCCATTGATGTAGGAACGACAGGCAACGACGGCTTGGAAGCACAGGCTGCGGCGCTATACATCGAAGCTGCGAACGAAATCACGACAGAAAACACTTACGTAGACGAAGAGACGCAAACGATTCAGATGGAGAAGGCCGCCGCCGTCAAGCTAGTAATTGACGACACGAACACAGCGGACAACTACATCAACGTTCAGCAATGGGCCAACGGTTGGACCATGGCGGACTTGCTCTACCAATCGCCTGCAACGCAATCCGCGTTCGATGGCGGTAATCAAGGGCAAGCCTCGGTACCGAAGTACATGGTGTCGAACCACATCTCGGCAATCGTGCCGAAGATTATGGGCGGCATCTTCTATGAAGACCCTCCGTTCTTGTTGCGTCCGCGTCCGAACGTAACTCAAAAAATTGTTGACTCCAAGACTGCGATATTCACCGCTCAACTACAAGCGATGGACTTCGAAGAGGAAGTTGAGCGCACCCTAGACCAAGCCGCATTGCTTGGTACTGGCATCATGAAGTACGGCTACACCGAACGCACCAAGAAGATGAAGAAATACGTGTGCAAGGGTGACAAGGTAAACATCCCTCAGCCAGATGGAAAGAACGAGGCGTTCGACTCACCGAACTCCGACGATTTCGAGATCGAGTTTTACGACAAACTAATCTCGCATCCTTGGATTAGACACACAGACATCCGCACCGTTTTGGTAAACCCGGGCTGCCGTGTAGGCGACATTCGCCGCGCAGGTTGGGTTGTTTACCGCGATTACGCAACGTACAAAGACCTTGACCACCTTCGTGGTGTTGAGGGCTACGACATCCCGGCAGAAGACGTGCTTCGTCACATTTTCGCAGGTGGCGTAACCAGCGGACCAGACAACATTACCATGACCATCCCCGAGGGGATGATGGGCTACTTGCAGCACGCGCTACCGCGCAGCTACAAGACTTCGGCAGACCCGAACACAGCACCCATGGAAATCCTAGAGCGTTGGGACGACGAGAAGGTTATCGTTGTGCTTTCGTTCAACGGTCACAACATTCTTATCAGAAACGAAGTCAACCCGTACGGGAAGATTCCGTTCTTATCCTTTAACTGGCGCAACATCCCTGACAACTTTTACGGACAGGGACTTGGTTTGCTAATCGGTTCGGAACAAATCGTGGAGCAAGGTGTAACCAACCTAGCACTCGACTTGTTGAACTACGGTTTGCAGCCCACCGCCGTCCGCAAGCGCGGACTCAACACACTCACGCAGGATGTTCGCTGGCGTCAAGGCGGAATCATCGACGTTGAGGAAGACGTAGACAAGGCATTCAAGTTCTTGCAGATGCCGCCAGTGCCGTCAGAAGCGTGGCAGGCAATCTCGCAAGCACAAGCAGCCGGGGCTTCAACCTCGGGTGCCAACGAACAAGTTATGCAAGGTGCCGGACACTCTGGCATCAGCACTACTGGTATGCGTTCGGGAACAGGAGCAGCGGCGGTTGTAGCAGCTAACGCTTCCCGTCTCGATGGTCCTACCGGGCGTTTCGTAAGACAAGTCTTCGAACCATGGTTGTACCAGATGGACGACTTGGACAACGACTTGTTGCCGACCTCGGTCCTCAAGGACATTCTTGGTGAAGAGTTGGGTGAAGAATACATCCAAATCGATCACATCGCTTATCGTAACGCAAGCATCAAGTACGAAGTGCTAGCAGGCGCAAAGCTGGGTGCCAAGAAGGAAATGGCTCAGGCTCTTCCTATCATCATCCAGTTGTTGAACAACCCAACGTTCGTGGCTAACGCCAACGACGCCGGGTACCAGTTCGACGCGTACGCAATCTTCAAGGCATTCACCGACGCGGCAGGTTGGAAGTTCTCGCAGTCCTTCCTACGCAAGATGACACCTGAAGAGTTGCAGAAGCACGAAGCTAACTCTCCAGCAAACTTGCAGAAGGCGCAAGCAGCAAGCGCACAGCAAATGCAGAAGGCTCAGTTCGAGCACGAGACACAGCTAGAGAACATGAAGCAACTTGGTAAGGCTGGTAATGAAGCCTTCCGTGGCGCAATCAACCACGCAACAGCACCAGAGCTACAAGGTCAACCGACAGCCCAAGGCTTCGGTGCCGAAACGGCTCTATAAACTGGTGGGGGACATTTCGGTGTCCCCTACTCCCAATCGAATGTGAAGGAACCCAATGGCAGAAGATAAAAAATTACTTTTGGAAAACGAACTAACTATCGCGGACTGTTTCGCTCTTGGTCAAACCATGGGCACGCCGGGCTTCGATATCGTTCGTCGCCTCTATGAAGCCGCGTGCGCGGAAGCCAATGCCGACACGATTAAGCTGGACCCGGAAGGGGAAGGCTATGATCGCAAGCTGGCCGTTCGCACGCAACGCAGCCGCAACTTCAACGAAATAGTTGATTGGGTTCGCAAGTGTGCTTTGATTCACCACAACCGCGTGGCTTTGAACAGACAAGCGGAAGAAGAGGACGCAAAAGAAGTCGTCGCCAATGTGTTCGGAATTCACGCAGCAAAACCAGCAGCGCCGGGCGCGGACGCCATCAAGAACGTTTTTGGCATCCACCCAGCAAAACCAGTAAAGAAATCTCCCCCGAAGGGAAAGCAGTTAGAATCGAATGTAACAAAGGATAGCAAATGAGCGCATCATATAACTTACAGTGGCTACAGAACGCCACGTTCAAACAACTCGACGCAGCGATGAACGACCCTCAGGTCCGTCCGCTACTCGAACCCACTTTGCGTACCGCGCAAGGTGATGCGGCAGCGCGCAGAATCATTGCGATGCGCAGCCAAGAGACCGAGCAAGAAGAGATGGTTGCTCAAGGCATCGGCTCGTACGATATCGAATGGCTAGAAGGCTTGGCCGAGAAAGAGACTGGATTGACAGAGCTAAAGGCCGCCTTGGTAGTCCCGGCAGCCAAAGCACAGCTTGAGAACGTCATGCGCACGAAGCGCGGCGCTGAAGCTGCTATGAAGATTGCGAACAAGAACCGTGTTGCTCCGTCCTCACAAGGCGAGCAGATTCCTCCGACACCGGAAGAACAAGCACTGATCGACGCCGACATGGCGCGCGCCGAAGCGGAAGCCGCTGAAGCGGCCAACCAGCCGACGACAACGGAGCCCGTAGTCCCCCCGACGAAGATTGTCGTGGACTACCAAGTTACCGACGAAAAGACCGGACAGCCGATTGGCCGCCCGACTCACTTCGAATCGTTCGACGTGAACGAGATCATCGAGAAATTGAAGAACGCCCACATCAACGCAGTTCGTTATGCAGAGCGTCTAAAGAAGGGCGGCGTCAAGCTAGTCGAAGACGACACCCAGCAGCGCAAAGCTAGATTCCAAGCAAAGCAAGCGCAAGCAGAAGCTGATGCCGCATTGGCAGAAGCAACCGCAACCAGCGACCCGGTCAAGCTTCGTGAAGCAGTGACCAAGGTCTCAAAGGCAGATCGTGAGCAACAAATCGCCGACGAGATCGCACGTGAGGCTGGCGCGCGAATCGGCACAGCGTTCATGCACGACCACGCAGAAGATTTTCTTTGGTGCGAAGCCTCGGCCCAGATGTTGGGCAAGTGGCTAGGTTCACAAGAGCCGAAGCTGGAAGCAACTTACAGCAACTTGGAACTAGCATACGAAGCAACGAAATTGACCCTTCCTAAGCCTAATCCGGCTCAATTGGAAGATCAACTAAGACAGGCAGGGTATCTATCTAATGTAGAGGCCCCTGCACCTGTGGAACCTCCAGCACCAGTTGCGCCAATCGCGCCACCTGCTGTAGCAACCGCAGTTTTGGAAACCATAGCTACCCCGACCACAGTTCCTCCTGTGGCGGCACCAGCCCCGAACCCTACGCCTGCCAAGGTGGTCAATCCACCAGCGGCCCGTAGACCGGGAGTCAACGGTGGTTTGCAGCCCGGAACACTAAGCGCACAGCGTCCCGGCAGTCAGCAGCAAACATCGCCAACGACAGACAGAGCAGCATTACTCAGAGAGATTAAAAATCTCAACCCGACTCAATACCGCGAAAAAGTCCGCACCTCGAAAGAATTTCGAGACAGACTCGCAGCGGCGGGTATCGGAGACGCTGCATCAACCGTACGATAACTCAGCCGTAGATAACGGAGAGTAGAGGAGACAGAGAACTATCATGGCTGGACCAAACCCCAGTGGCAATTCCGTATCAAATGTATTGACCGCACAAGCGATCATGTTCGACAAAGAGTTGATTCCTAACTTGAAGGGCGAAACAGACGCATTCGTAGCGGCAGCAGAACGTCGCGTTCAGGGTCTTCACATGGGCGCAAACCGTCAGTTCTTCACCTACAACACGCTTGCAGGTGATATCGTTCAGAACGCAGACGGCGTTGTTGGGAACCCAGAAGTTATTTCCCAGCAGACTTCCCCTGCACAGATCGGTGAATGGAACAACTACGCGAACTTCAGCGCATTTGCCATCGCCGCATCTATCGACCAGTTGGTTGGCAATTCCGCAATCGAACTTGGTTACCAAGCTGGACAGAGCATCAGCGAATTGTACAGCGCCACCGCAGACAGCGCATCGACAGTTGACGCCAACGTTAACCAGTCGGCATTGCTTGCTAACCCTTGGACTCTTGACCTTGCAACCGTCCGTGAATTGAAGCAGCAGCTTGTTTCAATCAACGTTCTTCCTTGCAAGCGTGGGAAGTACATGG